CAGTTACGAAGCGCATTTCGTTGATTTCAGTCACGTTGTAATTCACGCTGACGTTTGAAGCTGCACCGCCTCCTGATCCGCCGCCACGGTAGCGATCCATTACCTCAGACGTGTTGCGGTGGACGTAGCCAGGTTGGTTGCCCATGGTGAGCAACTCGGGGCCTTGCTCGCCGACAACGTAAGACCCGTTTGGCCGAACTGGTCCGCCGTTTGCCCTAAACATCGAGTAGTCGCCTGCGTTAAAGGGCTCTGAAACATAGTTTTGAACTCCGGCAATATTTAGCCCACCGCCACCGCCACCGCCAAAAGCGCCGCCCAAAATACCAAGTGCTTTCATAATCAAAGCCTTGGCGATCATCTGGGTTGCCATGTCGATGAACGCCTTGCCGATGTTGGCGAACATCGTTGCAAACGCTTCCTCTACCGTTCCAGTGCCTGTAACGACTGCTGTGATTGCGCTGGACATAGCGGTCGAGATTTCTTGTTGAATAAAGCCGTACCGCTCCAAAATTTGTTGCTGGCGCAGCTCTCTTTGTTCAAGTTCATCGAGCACAGGCAGAAGCTGGTCTAGAGCTTGCTTACGCTTTGTTGCATTTTCAATAGCCAGATTCCCTGCTTTTACTTGTGCTGGAATGCCACTCTCAATTTGTTTGTTGGCTCTGGTAAGCGCGTCATCGTATTCACGTTGAGCGTCAGCGGCGCGACGAGTCTGCTCAATTCGAAGCTCAAGCATTTCACGCTCGTCACCACCAAACGGCGTATCCAACCTTGCTTGTACGTCTTGAATTTGCCGCCCGACGGTGCGGCGCACTTCTGCACCAGGATCAGTCAAGGCCGCTAAAGCTTCCTCTAGTTGAATAGCTTTTATCCGTTCCAGATTTTGATCTTTCATCAAGTTGTAGTTAGTTTCAAGATTTTGTGTTTTTTGCCTATACAGCTTTCTGATATTTTCTTCTTGCTCTACAGAGGTGGCTCCTTGCAAAGCGATCTGTTTTTCGCGGTTTAAAATTTCTTTGGCAATTTTTAGGCGCTGTGGAATTAGAGAGTTTGCGCGTTCAAGACTTTCGACATCGCCGTTCGATAGTTCAAAAGCGCTTTGAGCTAGGTCGAACGCTTGTAACTGTTCTTGACTGATGCTGTTGAGTAGCTGAAGAGTCTGGGCTAAAGCCTGGTTAGTTTCTTGTGTTTTGGCTTTAAACGCCTCGGCTCGGTCGTTACTTAGGTTTTGGAGTTGCGTCTTTTTAATTATTTCGGCATTGCCTTTTGCAAGCGTTCCATTAGCTTCTCTTCGTAGGTTAGTTTCGTACTCGGCGTCAATAATCCCTTTACGTGCTGTAAATACAGTGTCTTTTGTCAAATCGTTTTGGTTTTCTGCAATAACTAAGCGCTCTTTGTCGACTTTGATCTGAGTTGAGATTGTTGCAATTCTCTCAATTTCTTGATTTAGGCGCTGGTGGCCGCTTATTTGATTTCTGATAGTTGCGAGGTTTATTTTGTGCTGGTTACCTGCTGCCTTTAGTACGGTTAGATGTGTTTCTTGGGCAGTCAGAGTTGTTTGAAGATCCAGTTTTTGTTGGACAGTTAGTGTTTGAGCTTGTTGCTCTAGTTTAAGTTTTGTTTTCGCAATGGCTAGTTCTTGGTTCCGAATATTTAACTGGCGTTCCTGCTCTTTTACAGCTTCTGGGGATGCTGTTGCAGGCAGAGCAGCGCGAGAAAGAATTTGAGCAGATTTAATGTTTAAAAGCTCGTCATAACGCCGTTTATCACCGCCAAACAAAGCAGCTGATGCCTCAGCACCTGCCTCTTTTCGAGCTTGTTCAAAAGCTTCCGGATCAAGTGCCGCAGCTCTACGCTGAACTTCCGGTCCAAGCAGTGCATCAGCAATACCTGTTAATCCGCTAATAAATACTTCGACAGCGGGGATAACTTCGCTAAATACGGTGAGGGCAAGAGTCGCCAGACGATCACGAAGTTTATCGCTAGCTTCGTCAAATTTTTTGATGTTGGCTACACCAGCCGGACCAAGGCGTTCGACAAGCTCTGAAATCGCTAGCTCAGCTGCGTCAGCAGCTCGGCCTTGATCTACAAGAGCCTGTACTTGAGTTTTAATTGAATCGGAAACAATAAAACCGGCGGTGGACATTTCGTCCAGCAGCGACACCGGATCTTTCAGGTTGTCAGCTAAACGTTTTGCAGACTCGCCAACCTTATCGAACTGTGCGCCAATAGCGCTTGCAATGATGCTGCCGCCAAAACCGCCTGCAACACCACCGACAAGACCGCCGATTGCAGCACCTGGGCCGCCACCAAACAACAGCGGGAAACCGAGGCCGGTTGCAACATCAGTGAATTTCTGGCTTCGTTGTTTTGCCGCAGCCTTTGCTTCATTGCGAGCTTTACGTGCCAGGTCTTCTCTAAGTTTTCGTCTCTTTTCAAGAGCCCTGTTGATGTCGTTCTCTTCTTTATTAAGTCGGCGTAGTTCTTCACTTCTGCGCTTTGCAGCGGCTTGCTCTGCATTTTCTCGCAGCTTTCGGCCAGCTTCTGCAAACCTATTGATTTGCTGCTCTTGTCTATCTAGTTCATCAAGCTCGCGTTTTTTCTGAGCTGCTCTTCTTGCTTCTGCTCGGGCTGCACCTTCTCTTAGTTTCCTGCCAGCAGCTGCAAACCTGTTTTGACGTTCTTCTTCAGCAGATAGCCGACGTGCAGCCTCTAAACGCTGCTTGTCTGCTGCGGCCTTAGCTCGAGGGCTGCCTGCCAGAGTTACCGAACCACGGATAGGGCTTGCTGGTGCTGAGCGCCCAGGCTTAATAGTCAGCTTGTTGAGCTCTTCTTGTCTTTTAATAAGACGAAGTAGTCGTGCCTCTTGCGCTTTTGCGGCATCACCTTGTTTAGAGTCATTTAGTCGGATTAGCTCGTCTCTAGCGTCAATAATTTTGTTTAGATCACTTTCTTTAATTCCTATAGCTTTTAATGTGCTAATCCTCTTTCTAATGTCTGTTGTAATACGCGACCTTCTTGCATTTTGGTCTTTGTCGGTTCTGTTAATTTCACGCTGTGTTTGTAGTTCTTTAACGAGAAGCTCGTTAGTAGCCCGTTGAATTCGGATATTGTCCTTGTTGGCACGCGCTTCAGCTAAAGCAGCGTCGACCCGTTCGCGCCGTTCGCCGGTGGTTCCAGCTCTCGTAATAGCTTGCTCAAGTGCAGCCTGTCGTTGTAACGCTGCGTTTAAACGGAGGTTGCCTGTTAGAAGAACTTCAGCTTGTTTAGCTTCTAAGCGCTGAGACCTAAGGCTGGCTTTAACAGCTGCTTGCTGCTGTCTCCTTAGTTTTAGAGATACTTTTAAACCTTGTAGTTTTTCTCCGTCAAGCCTGCTTACAGCTCTACCACCACCACGACCAAGTATGTTTTCTTGTTTTCCAATTTTTTGTTCTAACTTTGCAACTTTCTTTTCTGCAGCAGCGACAAATTTGTCGATCTGCTTAAGAGCTTTGGCGGTTTCGGCCTGCAGCTCGATAATCTGCTTATACGTAGCCACAGGTTTACGCCGCCGTCAATGTGAATTTTAGCGGCGTCTCCTTGCCTTCTCCATTGACTTTTCCTGGTCCTCGTTTAGCACATTAAAATAAGCGCTCCAGCCAATAAGCTCTTCTGGAGTCATTGTCGAACAGACTTCAGACAAACTCATGCCTAGTTCTTTGGCGACGCCGAACTGAAGCATGAGCCAACTGTCTTTTCTTAGCTGAGCGCTCAGGATTTTGGGTCCATATCCGGAGCGTCTTCGTCGTCGCTAAGAACTGCGAGCATCAAAGACTGCAGGTCTTTGTCCTTGACTTCGTGCTTAAGCACGTCAATCTCGCCTGCACTAAAAAGCTTGGTGCCGTTTTCGTCCTCTGCTTTTGCCAGAAGAAGTTGCAGGGCGAAAGCGTTTGCGTCGTCTGAACGGGCATTTTTTTGAGCGCGTTCGCGTTCAGCCATGGTCAGTGGGGTGACGTACATCTCGAATGACGTCCCATCGCTCAGTTCAATGACTCGCTTTGCTGGTTGCAGATTTGCAGCTTGACGGAGACGATCGATTGCACGCAGAGATTTAGGAGCGGGCATTAGTTTTGTGAGTTATGAAATTACTGTAGCGGCGTTGCAATAAAAAAGACCCCGGTGTAGACCGAGGTCTTTGTCCCCTCTGAGTAGAAGGTTATCAGGACTTAGCGAAATCGAAAGTCGGGGTGTTGGTGGGACGGAAGGTAATTTCCACGGACTGGGCGTCATCAGGGTTGATGGACAGGTTCGCAGAAATTAAGTTGGCTTCGAACTCGATAGACCGGGACTTGGTGTTATCAATAGAGCCGCTGGTGAACACCTGGTCGGTGTACAGCTTGAACTTGGCACCGGTCTGGATACGCTGGATCACGTCCTCGACCATCCGGTTGCCCAGAGCGTCGTCGGTGTCGGTGAAGTAGACGGTTGCGCTACCGGAACCATCGGCGAAACCGGCGATGAACGTTTTGAACGGAACGTGTTGGCCAGGGGTAGCACCAATCGTGGTCACGTCGATCTCGTCACGGGTGATCTCGAAGGACCACTCACGAACTTGTGAGACCGAGGTGAAAGCGTCGTACTCGACTTGGAACTTGTTGGGGGCGGTTGCCGTACCAACGTCGGTGATGTCGAGTGCAGAGCCACCGCTGGTTGCGGACACTTGCAGCACGCCGGTGCTGGCGGTGTAAGCGATGACGTAATAGGTCGTGCCAGCGGTGATACCAGCAGGCAGGGTGCCGGTGCCGGATCCGCCGGTGGTGGTGTTGACAACGCTGAACTGGACGGGGTCGCCGACCTTGAAGTTCAGAAAAGGAGCAACGGTAATGTCGTCACCAGAGGTATCAACATCGGTCGTTGCAAACTGGCCCAGGGTGCCAGCAGGTTTGTAATACAGGGCACCGGAAGTGCCGGACAGAACGGTGGCGGCCATTGGCGTACCAGAGAATGAGGTTTTCTGCGGGCACTGCCCGGCTTTCTATAGGATAGCCGCTTTCTAATTAGCTCAAAACAGTGGCTTTGTATCCGGTCTGAATACGGCCTACAAAGTGCGGCGAGTTATCAGTTGACGAGAAAGTTGGGCCGTCAATTTGGTTAACACGGAAAAATACGCCGGTGCCTGTCTTAGCAGTTTCGTTGATAGTTTCAAGCACGTCTACTGCAGTGGTCAACAAAGTTTGGTTGCGTGCAGGGCCTTTGCCCTTTTCGGTAAAGACACGAATGACTACAGCACCACGGGCGTAATCAACGCTGCTAGTCAGAGTTGGCTCGTTTGTAATACCGAAGGTAACGTTCACACGTACATATTCGGTGGTTGTATTTGGCGGGACTGCAGTGATGTTGTCGAAGTAAACCGGCACTGCAGGGGACAGTGCATTGAACGCTGTTAGAAGCGGATTCTCAATTGCAGCGCGGATGGCCTGATAATTCATAGCTCGCTAAACAGGTCGTCCATTTCTATTTTGACTGCTCGATCAACTTTGCCGCTTTCTACATAAGTGGCGTACCAATCCAAATCAGCGGTTGCGCTTGACTCGCGGTCATCAGGACCGCCGCCAATCAAACCTCTGTAAGAAGGAATCTGTTTGCTGGTTTGACGTGATCTTGTACCGGTGTCGGGGTCGAAGGCAACATCTGCCGTTCTAGGGCGGCCCCCATCTCCTTCACGGAATTTGCTCCGCCCCAAAGCGGTCTCAGGTCGTTCGCTAGGGCGGAACCATTCAGCTTCAACTAAATCTCTCGCCTCAGCTTCGTACTCAGAAAAATTTGTGATGGTGAAGACAGCGCGATCTTTTGCGAAACCCGCTCGAACGGCTTGGCGACCCGTCAAAGCAGGTATTGGAAGTGGTTGCGGCTCACCAGGTGAACCAGAACCTTTGAAGGATCTGCCGTCGGAAGTTTCGATTTGCCACGAGTTTGAAAACCGGCCGGTCCAACTGGGGCCTTCTTGCTGCAGTTCGCGAATAGTGCGATGTGCGGCGCGGATTGGGCCGAATGAAACGGCAGAAGCAGCAACCATGTCGAGCTTCTTAGCCAGTTTCATAAAGTCGTTTTTTGCCATTACTGGGGCCTCGCGATGATGCTGTGCATGACAGGCTGGTCGCCACGCTGGGTTTTTACGTCAAGGATTTTGGCTTCGCGGGTTTCGCCAGCTTCGGTGTATTGGATGCGGTCAGCTTGCGTTGGGTAGTAATCGCCCAGCTCCTTGTTACCAAAGATGATCTTGAGGTCAGTGGTTTGGTACAGGCCCTCAGACTCGCTGACGTTGACGCTGCTGATAAACGCACGCACCGTCACGTTTGTGTCCGCACCAGTGACTGACCCTGTGGTTGGGTCGTAGGTGCGGGGTGTGGTGGTTTTGATGTAGGTGATGTCCCGGCCCCAGTCGTTGAGCAACGATTCAGGGATGGAGCCAAAGATTTCGTCGATTAGTGCCATGTCAGCCGCGCTCCACGCGGACGGAGTAGTTGGAGCCGCCCATGCGGCAGTAGGGGCCTAGATAAGAGGCGACCCATGGAAACACATCAAAGATGTTGTTGACCATGCTGCCAGTTTGGGTCTTGGTGTTGTACTTGACCTCAAGATCACCAAGTTTTACTTCTTCGGGAACGCCGTCAGTGCCTTTGCTGCCGACGACTGCATCAGTGTTGTTTGCAAGTGCACGGGCCAGCTCAAACGCAGCAACTTTTATTTCGTCTGGGATAAAGGTGCATTTGATCTCGACGCCGTCAACTTTGTAGTCTTTGCGAGGCCACTTCAATGCTTGAGTGGTAGTGCAGCGGGTGCCGTAATAGGTGAGACCGTCGAGCCAGCGGGTGGCAGAGATAAGTGCGCGGTTTTTCTTGTCGTCGTTTTTGTTGTGCCAGTGCGTGTCACTAGGCACTGTTTCAAAGTATGCGTCGGCCTCGGCCAGCGTTACGTAGCTGTTGGCCGAAGCACCTTGAAGAGTGGCGTCGATTGTTGCGGCCACGACCTAGTACAACCTTTTTCTGAGTCTAGCTTTGGTCTTCTTTGCGGGTTTGGGTAATACGCAGGCGTGGTAAACCGTTCCACCGGTTAGTTCGATTTGGGCTTGGTACTCGCCTAGGTCGTTTTTTTGGACGTCTATAAAGCTTTTTGTGTTATTGGTCAGAATGAAGAGTCGCACTAATTCCATGACAGCCCAAAAATCTGATTCAGATGCCTGCAGCGTAAAGAAGCCGTCTACTAAGGCTTGCGGCTTGAAAAAACCTGCAGCTGACCAGCCCCGGAAATGGTCCGACGTCAGCAAGCAAATTATGAAGCTGCGGTCCAAGGGTGTGACTGTTCCGGAGATTGCGGCTGAGTTGAAGCTCAACTACGCGCTGGTAAACCAACACTGCCTGCGGTCGTACAAAATGACCGTCCGAAGTGAAGAAGTGTTTGATCGCTGGGAGAAGAACCGGCTCGGCCTGGCCTGATAGGCAATAAAAAAGCCCCCTTTCGGGGGCTAGCAGCTCCTGTGTTCCTCTTGAGGTTATCAGGAGTAAGCGGTGCTGTCGAACGGAGTGTTGACCAGCAGACGCACGATGGGGACCATCTTGGTCGTGGCGAACACGAGGTTCCAGCTGGCGGTTGCAGCCAGGTTGCCGGTGGTTGCGGCGTTGGTGGGGTTGTCGCCAGCGGCGGACCACTTGGTGCCGGTGATGTGGAAACCGTAGTGGTAGTCCACAGCCAGGATGTCCTGCATGGACAGGATGTTGCGGTCGGCAGCGAGGCGCAGATCCTGTTGGACGCCCTCGGAAACAACGCCAGACTTGAACATGTAGACGGGGTACTTCACCGCGTGGGTTGCGGTACCGCCGGTCAGGTAGGTCAGCTGGTCGTCGATCACAACGCGCAGACCTGCGAAGGTTGCGACTTGGGGATCGCCGATGCCAACACCGCCGCCACCCCAAGACACTGCGCCGCCAGCGGCCAGTGCGGAGGTAGAGAAGGTCAGCATTCCGATCTGTTGCAGGTAGTAAGCAACAGCGGAGTGCATGGCGATCGTGTCGATCTCTTCGCCACGCTCACCCAGCAGGTTCTTGGCTTCCAGGACGTTGCCAACGGAGATGTAGTTGGCTTCGGCTGGGGTTGCACCAGAAACGGTAGCGTCGTACTGGTTGGGTCCAAGGACGCCAGCGCCGGTGATGCCGCCGAACAGGCCCAGCAGTTGAGCCTTCAGGGTGGCAGTCTTCAGCTTGTTGATTGCTGCGGTCAGCTGGTTGCGGACGTGAGCGAGAGGATCAGCGCCAGAGCCCAGCTTGCTGAGATCGTCTGCGGCGTAGCTGAAGCCACGGTGCAGGATCGTCATGATCTGCTCGTCGGCTGAGGTGCCCTGAGGGGTCAGGTAACCAGCGCCGCCGGTGCCCCAGGTGGCGTTGCTGAGGATTTGCTCCTCAGTGGGGTTGATCGGGTCATGGAACGGCACACGCACGCGGGTACCGCCGGCACGAGCATCCAGAGCGGCGTTGCGCTGAATGATGCCGCTTTGCACCCACTTCGATTGCTCGAAAATGCCTTCAGAGGTGTACTGAAGGAATTCGGGGCGGGTAACAAGATCCGACAGGAAAGTTCCGCCGGAATAGTTTTCGGAGATAGCAGCCATCGGAAGGGCCTAAAAGAGTGTTTGCGGATGTCCCACTAGGACGAACGGCCAGCTTCAGCCTTAAGTAAACGAGCCCTTTCCGGATCCTTGTTGAGAAGAATCATCTGCTCGGTTACGTTAAAACTGTCCTTCAACCACGGGTTGGACTGACCTGGAAGAGCGGTACTACGGGCACTACCCGCAACACCCATTCCGGCGGTATTTGTAGCTGCAAAGTGATGTTCGTAGCCACTGCCGGGATTTTTTAGGTTGGCCACATACTCGGCCACCGGAGTTTCTACGCCTCCGATAACAGCCACAGGCTGTCCATCTTTTGAACGCAGATTGTCCTCAACTAGACGATACAGCTGGTCCGGTGCTAGTGCACCAGCACTCGACAACTGAGAAATAGCAGCTGCCTTGAGTTGCTCTTTTGAGTAACCCTGGCGGATTTGCTCGACTTCCGACTCTTTGTCGGTCAGTTGTTGCTTGAGTGTTGTAATCGTCTGTTGAGCGTCTTCCCAAAGCGTTTTGTACTCGCCGGATTCGGCAAGTTTTGCGTCTTGGGCTTGTTTTTGGGCGGCCTGAACTGAGTCCAGCTGCTGTTGCAGCTTTTCGCGGTTCTCTTTGTCCTTTCGACGCTCGTTAATAAGCTCGAAATTCTTGGCCTTGAGTGCCTCAAGTTGAGCGCTGAGATCTTCAGTTCCAGCCACAGGCTGAGCAGGTGCGTTCTCCACAGGAGGTTGCGCTTGCTGTTCTTCAGACACGTTGTTTAGTAATTAACCAGTATCAGTCTACAGAATTCTCTTCAACTACATCTTGAGGTTGTTGTACTACAGGAGCCTCAGGTTTTTCGGCTTCAATCTCTTCAATGCGGCCTAGTTCTTGCTGCATGTCGATGTTGTCGGGCAAAATTTCGCCGCGACGGAGTACTTCAAGCAGCATTTCGTTGCTAATCTTGCCGTTTTCGTTGAGGGCAGAAAGTACGGCTACGTCTTGGCCAATCAAGCGGTAGTAGTCGAAGTCGCGGTCCACCGTGATGGTGGGTGGTTCGATTCCGACGTACTTGCCGGCTAGGGCGAAGGCTTGGTTGAGGGCGCTTTCGAGTTCTTGGCTGATGATTGCCAGGACGGAGTTGCTTTGGGCCTGATCGATGCGCTTAGCCTCGGCGGACTCAGCGACGAACTTCTGGCCGAAGAGTTTAGTAACGCCCAACGTTGACATTTGACCCTCCAGTGACTGGAGTTCTTGCATCTGAGCGTCGAAGCTGGTGGCGTCAGCCTGCACGTAATACGCCTTGTTGCCGGGCTGCATGGCGATGGCGTAGTTCACACCCATGGATGCTGCGCCGGTGGTGTCGTCCCAGCCTTCCAGAACCAGGGTTGGCATTGCGGCGATGTGCAATGCGTGAATTAGGTCAGCTTGGCGCTGGTAGTGGGTGATATTGAGGTTTGCGATGTCGAGCAGTGGGGGTTGAGAGCGCAACATGCCCCGTCGGTTGCTGTAAATGGGCACAACCGGAATTTCGTCCAGGCTGAATCCTCCGGTTTGAGAGAATTCGACAATGTCTTCGCCCAACGTGTACAAGTCATAGCGACCGGGGTAGATAACCCGCATCTGCTCGACTTGCTCTTCCCCGAAATCGTTTAGGGGACGAGTGACGTACTCGTGGATGCGGATTTGGGTGAGGGGACTTCCAGGTTGGGTGTAATCTGCTTGCCGCCATCCCCAGATTTGAGGCGCTTCAATGTGGCAGAAGTAGGGGCGTCGACCCTCGGCACGCTCCTCTCTAAGATTCTTAGCACCACTAGCGGCGGGATAGTCCACCAGCACAGCACTGTGGCCGTAAGTAAGGCTGCTGACCAGAGCACGACGCGCGTATTCATTGATATTCGAGCCGATTCCATCAATATTCTCGCTCAACTCCATCCAATACGCATCGCCTTCGATCTGAATTGGCTTACGCAAGATCGCTCCAGCGGCGGTTTCGATTAGGCGGCTGGTGTATGGGGATAGAACGGAGCGGTCGACTCGGGTCTCATATGCTTCATCGTCTTCTCTTGGTTCCTGCGGAAGAAATTCGTCGCTGCAGTCGCGGATAAAGTTTGTTCCTCGGGTGACGGAGGCCATCACCTTCCAGTCGGCCATCATTGCGATGACGTCTAGATCCCTAACAAACGGCGACTCGCTGACTACAGCGCCAGTCGGTGGGATGTTCGCGCTGTAGACCACGGTTTTAGCCCTACTTTTTACTATTTTGGCAGAGCCTCACCACTTCACACGATTAGCCCAATAAGCCGCCGACATCTTGCCTTTGGCGATGTTTTTTGCGTGGCGGGCTTTAAAAGACTTATTACGGGCAGAACCTTTTGGGCTTCC